GTCCATTGTAGGGTGCTTCAACCATGATGTTCTCCCCAAGCCAACTTAAAGGTGACAACAACAAGACCTTCACCAAGTCTCTCTTCTTCGAACTCTGTTACATGGACCCTTCACGGGCCTTGTTCACCTTGAAGGAGCAGGACATTGAAGTGAGGGGTCAGACATTCTTGTCGTTACAGAAACTATACATCAGCCTGGTCCCTAACGATCCTACTGAGTACGAGTTTGCTATGACCATCTTTGGGTCGTGGGATGTATGGCAGGATCTGAACAAGTCACCTCTCCTTAAGCCTTCCATTGCTAGGTGGCGTAAGGAAGCTGAAGTCAAGGTTAAGTCTGAAGCTATCAAGGCTATTGCGGAAGAGATGAGAAGTGGTGGTCGTTCCTCCTTCGGAGCAGCTAAGCTTCTCCTTGGGCGTGGATGGTTGGATGACGAAGCTGCCTCTCAGGCTAAGCGTAAGCTTATTGAGAAGGAAGAGGAGGAGATGGATAAGCAAGCCCTCTCCATGCTCAACGAAGATGCTCAGCGTCTAGGGATCAAGGTAAACTAGTATGGCTAAGGCTCCTACTCTTACGACTATTGCTTCGGGGTATGCTTCTAATACCCAGTTGAACAATAACTTCGATGCTATTGAAACAGCATTTGGGAATACTTTGTCGTTGGATGGTAGCGTACCTAACGCTATGGGTGCTGACCTAGACATGAATGGTAACCAGATCCTCAATGCTGGTGGCCTGACTATTGAGGGTGTAGATGTCTTCACTCTGATTAACAAGACTACCATTAGCCCTGTTCCTCCTTATGGTGGTAACAACGGGGACGTTTGGTTCAAAGTTTCTACGTAAAGGGACAATACACAATGTCGGCACTCTCTGATTTCTCCGAAAAGCTACTACTCGATTGGCTGATGACCACTGGCTCAGCTACTCGTCCTACTGCTTGGTACGTTGCACTGTACACTGCTGCCCCGTCTGACTCAGGTGGTGGTACTGAGGTGTCTGGTAGCGGCTATGCTCGTCAGGCTGTGACCTTCAACGCTGCTGCTACCCCAGGTGGCACAACAGACAACAGCACTGCTGTAACCTTTACTGCCGCTGGCGGTAGCTGGGGTACTGTGACGCATATCGGTATCCATAATGCCCTTACCGCAGGTAACTTGCTGTGGCATGGAGCTATGACTGCTTCCAAGACCATTGCTGACGGGGATACTCTTGAATTTGCTATCGGTAATATCGACCTGACCCTAGCCTAAGCCGTAGGAGGAGAGGGTGGAAGGGTATCGTGTATTAGAATCTGGTGATGTGCGTGTCCTTGAAGCTGGGGACACACGGGTTACTGAAGGTTTTATCGAAGGTTTCGCTGATCTTTCCGCTGCTGCTACAATCTCTGTTGTAGGTAAGCTTAAAGCCTCAGGGATTAGTCCTCTATCCTCCACTGGTAGCGTACTTCTAGCTGGTCAGGGTGTCTTCTTTGGTAGACTAAACGTATCTGCTATTGGATCTGTCGCTATTGTTGGACAGACTAAGGCACAAGGTCTACTAAATGTCCAAGGTACAGGCTCTCTTGTCCCACTAGGCCTAAAGATTCTACACGGTACGACTGCTCTACCAGGTTCAAGTACGTTTACATCTCTTGCAGGGTTTAAGTTTACAGGTTCTCTTGCCTTTAGTGGTACTGGCTCCTTCACTACTGCGCCTCACTTCACTGCACAGGGTATATTCGGTGAACCTGACTCTGAGGTGGTACGTATCCTAGAATCTGGGGATACACGTATCACGGAAGAAGGAGATACAAGGGTTGTCGTTAACTTTAACCCCAACTTTGGCTACGGATCTATCCTAACTGTACCGACTGTCACTCTCTTCTCTTCTGAACCTTATGCGAAATACGCAAGTAACTGGCTTCGTGCTGTTCCCTACGTCAAGTATGAACAAGAATGGGTTATCCCAGCTAATATCTACAAACACGTTAACGGGAACTGGAAAAGGATTTACTAATGGCTAACGTAAAGATCAGCCAACTTACAGCTACCGCTGCTGCCGCAGGTACGCAAGAGTTTGAGATCAATGATAGTGGTACTTCTAAGAAGGTCACTGGTACGCAGATCAAGACCTTCGTAAACAGTGATCGTGTCGCTAAGACTTCAGACACTGGCTCCGCTATTATCCCCTCAGGCGCTCAGGCCCTACGTGATGGTAGCCCTGCCGCAGGTTACTTCCGCTTTAACACCGACCTCAGTAAGTTTGAGGGCTACAGTGGAAGTGCTTGGGGTAGCGTAGGCGGCGGCGCTACGGGTGGTGGATCAGATGAAGTCTTTGTCCAGAACGGACAGACCATGACAAGCAACTACACAATCCCAGCAGACAAGAACGCTATGTCAACTGGACCAATCACCATTAATGCTGGTGTAACTCTCACTGTGTCTTCGGGCGCACGATATGTGGTGATCTGATGTCAAAAATTGCATTTACGCCCAACGCCTCTGGCACGGGCACTTTCACATTAGCGTCTCCTGCGACTAATACGGACCGCACTCTGACGCTGCCTGATGTGACCACCACGCTGGTCGGCACTGATGCCACACAGACGTTGACCAACAAGACGATTGCATCCAGCCAGCTAACTGGTGCGCTTCCTGCTATCAGTGGAGCCGCTTTAACTGGCTTGCCTGTCCCAGCGCAGCTTTCAACAGCTTCTGGGTCTGCTCCGTCCTACTCATGCCGTGCTTGGATCAACTTTAACGGAACAGCATCAACTATACGCAACTCTGGGAATGTATCTACTCTAGTAAAAAATGGCACAGGAAACTACACCATAAACTTTTCAACAGCTATGCCGACTGCTGATTACGCAGTTTGTGTAGGCGGAAACCTAAGCATTGGTGGAACAGAAACAAGGAAACTAGGCGGCATAGGTGTCCTTGCAAGAACCACAACAAGTTTCAGCATTATCACTGGTGCGACTCATGCTGTATCAATCGAAGACTATGCCGAAATTGACGTAATGATTATGTGTTGAGGACGCCATGAAAATCATCATCTACACCACGGACTACAAAAGTGTAGCGGTAATGTGTCCCGCCCCAGATTTTAGCGGTGATCTTTACGCTTTGGCTGAAAAAGACGTCCCTACTGGAGCGCAATGGCGGATCATAGATGCTGACCAGCTACCTTCTGAAGTCCAATGGAAATGGCAATGGACAGATGATGGTTCTCTTCTGCTAACAGAGCAAATAATGTTCAACGAGACGCAAAAATTTGCCCGCATTGCTGAACTTAAGCAACTCCTCGCCAGCACAGATTATGTGGCACTGGCAGACTACGATAAGAGCAAGCCAGATGTGCTTGCCCAGCGCCAAGCATGGCGTGTTGAACTACGCGCACTGGAGGTTATCTGATGCCATTAACTCTTGACGGCACAAACGGCATTACCCAATCAACAAGCTTCAAGTCCAATACTTACTTGGATGCGGCTGGTGGGAATACGGCTACGATTAATGGGAAGCTGCCGATTGCTATTGGTGATGTCCCTGCGGCTGGTGGCATGACGCTGCTTGGGACGCTTACGACTACAAGTGGAACATCTGTTACCTTGTCTGGCCTGACACTGACATCGTATAAGTCTTTGCAGTTTGTTATAAACGGTGTTTCTGGCACTTTTGGTGGTGCAAATTCCATCCGTTTAAATGGAATAAATGTTGCACAAGTTTATATTACGGCTGCTACTGATATAGTCTCAGGAATTGGAACCATTGACTTAACTACTGGTGCATTTGCGGCAGCTTATGGACGGTTTTATGCTAGTGCTTGGCAAGACGGAGTAGCGTCAGGGGGGGCATCTGGCCTAACCACAGCCAGCACTAGCATAACATTTACAATTAGCGCAGGAACCTTTGACGCTGGATCAATTGTTATCTACGGGGTGAAATAATGGATTACTTCGAAGTCATCACGGATGCTTCTACGGGTGAAGTAACAACCCGTCCATACACACCTGAAGAGATCGCGGCTGTCATTGCTGCAAGCATCCCTACGTTTGCACAACAACAAGCAGCCCGTGCCACAGCATACGCCCTAGAAGCTGATCCTCTCTTCTTCATGGCCCAGCGTGGCAAGGCTACACAACAACAATGGCTGGACAAGATCGCTGAGATCGAAGCCCGCTATCCGTATCCAGAGGTATAACCATGTCCACGATCAAGGCCAACGCAATCCTCGACGCATCAGGCGGCAACACGGCTACCTTCAACGGCATCCCACTACGCCAAGGTGTGCTGGACCCTGAGAACCGTATTATCAACGGGGCGTTTGACTTCTGGCAGCGGGGAACGAGTTTTACTGGGACTGTTTATGGGGCAGACCGCTGGGCCAATACCGTAAGCGGCGGAACTGTAACACAGTCACGACAATCATTTGCGGCTGGTGAAGTATTTGGATCAAATAACCCAGCATATTTCTTGCGACAAGCAGTCAGCGGTCAAACTACTTCTGCACAATTTGCAACTGTTCAACAGTCAATTGAAGGTGTTCGTTCTTACGCTGGTCAGACAATTACCGTTCTAGGTTGGGCGCGTAGATCATCTGGCGCTGGGAATATGGCTGTGTCCGCATCTCAATATTTTGGAACAGGTGGGTCGCCATCAGCAAGTGTCACTGCAATTTCTCCTACCTCAGTCACCTTAACAGGTTCTTGGGCGCAATTTGCCGCAGTAATAACCGTCCCCTCTGTTACGGGGAAAACTATTGGAACCAACGTCAATGATACTTTTAACATTGGGTTTTGGACTTCCGCTGGATCAGACTACAATTCATCTACCAACTCACTCGGCCTTCAAACCATCGGCGTTGACCTGTGGGGTATCCACATCAAAGTTGGAACCCACACCACAGCGGCAACTGATCTCTACAAGCAGCCTGAACTAGGGCCTGAGTTGGCTCGGTGCTATCGGTATTTTTATAAAGATGGCGCTTATGTAACTGCTTTAGTTGTTGGCACGGCTATAACTCAAGTTTATTATCCATCTCCAATGCGAACTACTCCTACCGTTTCTGGAGGTGGAACTGGGTTTACTACAGTCATTAACAATTCTACTGTAGGTGTATTCTATCAAACAGCAACAGCGGGACAAACCCTATCATTTGATGCGGAGCTATGACCATGAACATCACATTAGCCCAATACGTCAAAGCCCTTATGTCGGATGAGATTGGCAGCATCAAAGCCATCATTGACGGCACAGAGTGGTCCGTCCCCCTAGTAGCGGGAAACCGCCACTATGACGAGATCATGCGCCAAGTTGATGCGGGTGAACTTGTGATCCAAGGGGCGGAATAAAGATCATGCAGCAGGAGATGGACCTGATGGAATTGGCAAAGCTCTTGTTGCAGTTTGCTGTGCTGCCGATTGTTGCGTTTATGTTTGCCCATTATAAAATGACGCAAGGGCATTCAGTTGAGATCGCTGTCATAAAAACTGAGTTTGCGTTGACTAAAGAAAACCACGACCGCGAACTCAAAGAAATCAAGGATGGCTTTACGAACATCCTAAAAAAGCTTGATGAGTTGCAGATGAATATAATCCAGAGGGATTTGCACAAGTGAATATTAACCAAGCCGCAGTCAATCTCGTTAAAGAGTTTGAAGGGTGCAAACTTGAGGCATACCAAGACATCGTTGGCGTATGGACTATTGGTTACGGTACGACTGAGGGTGCTGGCCTAGGTGTAGTTCCTAAAGCTGGTATGAAGATTACCCAAGAAGAAGCTGAACTTCTCTTGATGTCAGGTCTGAAGAAGTTTGCTGAACAGATCAAGCCTAAGTTTACTCGTGAAGTTAACGACAACCAGTTTGGGGCATTGCTCAGCCTTGCTTACAATGTAGGCCCTAGTGCCTTCTCTCGTTCCTCTGCTCTTATGATGGTCAATGAGGGGCAGTTCGTCAAGGCTGCTGATGCTATCCTCCTGTGGAATAAAGCTGGTGGCAAAGTAAGTAAGGGTCTTGTTCGTCGTCGTGAAGCTGAACGTAAGCTCTTCCTGACCCCTGCCTTCGTAGTAGCGGATATGCACCCACAGGAAGTTGTCCAACCTAAGTCTGAATCCCTGATCACTGTAATCATTCGTGCAATAGCTGCACTGTTTGGAGTAAAGTAATGATAACCTCTGTTGAAGTAGGCGGTATCGTCCGCGCACTAGCTTCTGCCCTAGGTGGCTACCTTGTTGGTAAGGGCATGGTCGATGCTGAGACTGCTACTACCCTAGGCGGTGCAGCTACTACTATTGCTGTCGCTCTGTGGTCCGTTTGGAATAAGCGTAAAGCAGCATGATGCTTCTGTGGTCCCTAACTTCGTCCTACATCCGTAGGCTCGCTGTGTGGACCGTAGGAGGGGTGCTTCTAGTTTGGGCCATATGGGTAGCTGGTAAGAGAGATGCGCGTCAGGAGGCCTCCCTACGGGCTGCTGAGGCCTACGCTGACACTAGGAAGGATATAGACCATGCGACAGACAATCTTGGTGATGATCCTGCTGTTCTCCGTGAGTGGTTGCGCGAACGTGGTAAACCAACAGGCCGTATGTGACGGTACGGCTAGTGTACGTACAGAACACGCTAACGCTTTAGCCCTGGATGGTGGAGATAAGTCTGTCGTTACTGGAGCTAAGCTGATCGCTTCTATCGACGCTGCCTGTAAAGGGTATTGACAACTTAAAAGATGTGTTGTATAATTGCCACACATAGACAGTTAAGGTTACACTTTACATGAACGCTACTGTAGACCAGATCAGAGCGGCTGCGGAGAATGACTTAGAAACCTTCATTCGTCTAGTAGCTCCTGACCAGATGCTAGGTCAGTGTCATACAGATCTTATCTCTTGGTGGATTCGTCAAGAACATAAGACACATCAACTTGTTCTGTTTCCTCGTGACCATCAGAAGTCTCGTATGGTAGCGTACCGTGTAGTCTGGGAACTTACTAAAGATCCTACCCTACGTGTGCTGTACATCTCAGCTACTGCTAACCTTGCAGAGAAGCAGTTAGGCTTTATGAAGGGTATCTTTACTTGTGATGCCTATCGTAGATACTGGCCTGACCATGTGAATGCAGAAGAGGGTAAGCGGTCTAAGTGGACTAACTCTGAAATTGCCTTAGACCACCCTATCCGTAAGAAGGAGAATGTTCGTGATCCTTCTATCTTCACTGGTGGTCTGACTACTTCTCTAACTGGTATGCACTGTGACATCGCTGTACTTGATGACGTAGTTGTATACGAGAACGCATACTCAGGCGAGGGTCGAGGTAAGGTTAAGAGCCAGTACTCCCTGCTCTCCTCCATCGAAGGTGCAAATGCTAAGGAGTGGGTTGTCGGTACTCGTTACCACCCCGCTGATTTGTATAACGACCTCATGTCTATGGCTGAGGATATCTACGACAAAGAGTTCAATAAGATTGCTGAAGAAAGCATCTATGAAGTCTTTGAGAGAGCAGTAGAAGAGAATGGTGACGGTACTGGACAGTTCCTCTGGCCCCGTCAACAACGTAAAGATGGTAAGTGGTTTGGTTTCGATGCCCAGATCTTGGCTAAGAAACGTGGACAGTACTTGGACAAAGGACAGTTCAGGGCACAGTATTACAACAACCCATCTGACCCTGACAACGTACCAGTAGGTAGTGACAAGTTCCAGTACTACGACCGTAAGTTCCTGAGACTTGAGAATGGCTACTGGTTCTACAAAGAGAACCGTCTTAACGTCTTTGCTGCTGTAGACTTTGCATTTAGTTTGGGTAAGCGTTCTGACTCTACTGCCATTGTCGTTATCGGTGTTGACTCAGAGAACAACGTACTGGTCCTAGACATTGATCGCTTTAAGACTGATCGTATCATTGAGTACTTCGAGCATATCCTAGTACTGTCTAACAAGTGGTCGTTCAGGAAGATGAGGGCTGAAGTTACCGTTGCTCAGGTAGCAATCGTTAAGCAGCTTAAAGAACTGATCAAGCAACACGGTCTATCTATTAGTATCGAAGAGTATCGTCCTAACAAGCACCAAGGCAACAAGCAAGAACGTATCGCTTCTATCCTTGAACCTCGTTACGACAATATGCAGATGTGGCACTATCGTGGTGGCAACATCCAGATCCTAGAAGAAGAACTATCTACACGTAACCCTGCTCACGATGACGTAATTGATGCTCTAGCTTCTGTAGTTGATATGGCTATTGCTCCAAGTAAGACTATCCACAGACAACGTAAGAGTAATGTGGTCTGGTCTTCACACAAATTTAGGGGTAGCAATGCAGCTTAAATGTATAGTCTGCTCTGCTCCCGCAGAAAAACTACCTGGCTACAAACATAAACTCTACTGCTCTAAAGAATGTATAAACAAGGGTAGATGGATCAAAGAAGCAAACTCTGTCGTTTCTATACTAGCTAAGATTCTTAAGAATGCTATGTACCGTGCAAAGTACAAAGATATTCCATTCGATCTTTCCTTAGACACTCTTGTAGCTCTATGGGAAAGACAAGAAGGTAGATGTGCTTTAACAAACTTTGAGTTTAAACTAGGCTCATCTTCTATAAAGAATAGTCCCAAAAGGAATGCTCCATCTTTGGATAGAATAGTTCCTCACTTGGGTTACACAGAAGACAATGTTAGACTGATCACTTACCAAGCAAACTGTGCAAAAAGTTCGTACACAGATGAAGACTTGCTAGAGTTCTGTCGAGCTATTTTAGATAAAGGTGCTGCGTAATGGCTGGCGAAACTATTGACATCATGCACGTACTAGGGCCAGACAACTTGGCTGTAGAGATTGCTAATCGCTGGCGTGAGTGGTCTGAACTTCGTGTTAGCTGGACAGAAGAGAAGAAAGAACTTCGTAACTACCTGTACGCTACCGACACTAAGACGACAGGTAACGCAGTTCTTCCTTGGTCTAACACTACGACCACCCCTAAGCTTACGCAGATCATGGATAACCTCCATGCTAACTACTTCGCTACTCTGTTCCCTCAGCAGAAGTGGATGCGGTTTGAAGGTTCTGACAAAGACGGGAACATGAAAGCCAAGCGGGATGTTATTCAGTCCTACATGGACAATAAGATCCGTCAGTCTGACTTCGTAAACACAGCCTCTGATCTGCTGTACGATTGGATTCAGTACGGCAACTGCTTTGCTACTGTTACTTGGGAAAACAACTACGTCACCAAAGAGAGTGGTGAAGTGTTTGTTAGCTACATTGGCCCTAAGATGGTGCGTGTGTCGCCATATGACATCGTATTCAACCCTACTGCTGCTTCTTTCACTAAGACCCCTAAGATCATCAAGAGTATCTTGACCCTAGGTGAGATCAAGAAGAAGGTAGAGTCTGATCCAGCTAATGCTCACTTCAAGCAAGTCTTGGACAAGATGCTCCATGCTCGTGCTTACGTAGGTAATAGCGATGGTATGTTGGACAAAGCATCTGGCTTCATTGCTGATGGCTTCTCGTCTATCCAACACTACTACGAGTCTAACTTTGTTGAAGTGCTTACCTTCTATGGTGACATCTTTGACTACAACGAACAGACCCTCTGGACTGATCGTATCATCACCGTTGTTGATCGTGCTTACGTTATCAGCAACGATGAGAACCCTAGTTGGCTAGGCCAAGCTCCTATCTTCCACTCAGGCTGGCGTCCTCGTCCTGACAACCTGTACGCTATGGGTCCGTTGGATAACTTGGTTGGTATGCAGTACCGTATTGACCATCTGGAGAACCTGAAGGCTGATGTCTTCGACCAGATTGCTTACCCTATTATGAAGATTCGTGGTGACGTAGAAGACTTCGACTTCGAACCAGGTGCGCGTATCTACCTAGGTGAAGAAGGTGACGTAGGCTACCTGCAACCTGATGGTACTGCACTTCAAGCTGACCTTCAGATCCAACTTCTTGAGAACAAGATGGAGGAGATGGCAGGTGCGCCTAAGCAAGCTATGGGTATCCGTACTCCTGGTGAGAAGACTGCCTTTGAAGTACAGAGCCTACAGAACTCAGCTTCTCGTATCTTTGAACACAAGACTGCCCACTTCGAGCGTACCTTCATTGAACCTATCTTGAACGCTATGCTTGAGACTTCTCGTCGCAACATGAATATCAGCGACACAGTTAGGGTTCTTGACGACAACACTGGTGCAGCAATCTTCAGGAGTGTCAGCAAGAATGACATCACTGCTAATGGTAAGCTTATCCCTGTAGGCGCTCGTCACTTCGCTGAACGCGCTCGTCGTGTACAGAACCTTACTCAAATGTATCAGATCAAGTTGTCTGATCCTACTGTTGCAGCCCACCTGTCAGGCAAAGAGTTTGCCCGTATCATGGCTACTGAACTAGGTGAGCCTGAGTTGTTTAGCGAGAACATTGCAGTTGCTGAACAACTAGCTACACAACAGCAGATGCAGGAAGCTGAAGCAGTTAACCAAGAACAGCTTATGATCGCTAAAGAAACAGGTCTTTAATGCAAGCTAAATGGCTTAGTGGACTTAATGGTCCAGATCGTGATCGTCGTAAAGTTGAGGTTATGGGATACCGTAACGCCTTTGATGATCTAAGACAGATTCTCGAACAGCACTACTTAAAGCGTGATGCTGTACGTGATTACTCCCCTGGTTGGGAGTACAAGCAGGTGGCAGTCAATGAGTACAACGCAGTCCTTGACGACATCTTAAACCTAATCGACCTTAACCGTAAGGATTAACAATGAGTGTATTTGACCAAGCCCAGCAACCTGAGGGCACAAGTCAAGCAGCAGAGCAACAAGCTAAGACTACTGAACAACAGGAGTCGTATCTAGCTAAGCTCGTCGCGGTAAAGGGCGACAACTGGAAAGACCCTGAAGTGCTAGCCAAAGGCAAACTTGAAGCTGATGGTTACATTAAGACTCTTGAGGATCAACTCGCAGCAATGCGTGAAGACCTTGGGAAGCAGGAGTACTCTAAGCAGTTGCTCGACCAACTACAGAATAAGGCCACGGCTCCTACCAACGTGAATACTGTAGTACCCACTAAGAATAATGGTAGCACTGATACTGACGGCAATACCCAGCCCCAAGTGAGTGAGGAATCCCTAAAGAGCCTTGTTGAACAGACACTGACCAACCGTGAGAAAGAGTCTACTGTAAAGCAGAACCTTTCCCTAGTTGATGCGGAGTTGGAGAAAGCCTACGGCACTGAAGCTGTAAGCGTTATCCAAAAGAAGGCAACGGAACTAGGTATGTCGGTACAGCGTATGCAAGAGATTGCTGCTGAATCCCCTACCGCTTTCTTTGCTCTGCTAGGTGAACAGAAGAAATCCTTTAGCCCTATGGTACAAGGATCTATTCGCACTGAGGGTGTCAATATGCAAGCTTCGACGGAACGTACTTGGTCCTACTACCAAGCCCTTCGTCGGGAAAACAAAACCCTGTACTTCAGCCCCAAGGTACAACAACAGTTGATGCTTGATCGCCAACGACTTGGGTCTAAGTTCGGTCTTTAATTTAACGGAGAGAATCTATGTCTGGTATGACTACTGGCAATATGGATCTCCTTACTCGCTCTGAGATTTGGTCTGGCGAGCTTAAGGAAATTCTGCGCGATGAAATGCAAGCTCAACGCTACGTGCGTATGCTTGATGGTTTCCCTGATGGCAACCAATTCACCATCCCTTCGATTGGTCAAGCACAAGTCGACAACTATGTCGAAGATGCTGCGGTTGTATACCGCCCAATGGACACTGGTGAGTTCACGTTCACGATTGACAAGTATCTGTCGTCTGCAACGTACATCACCAAAAAAGCTGAGCAGGACTCGTACTACTCGGCAGAACTGAAGAGCCGTTTTGTTCCTGAACAAGAACGTGCTATCATGGCTCACTTCGAAGCAGCTACGTTTGCTACCGCTGAAGCTGGTGTTTCTGCTAACTCGGCAGAGAACATCGACAGCGTTGCTCACCGTTGGGCTGGTTCGGGTACTGGTGCTGTTATCACCGTTGCTGACTTCGCTCGTGCCCGTTATGCACTGAAGAAGGCTAACGTACCTGATACGAACTTGGTCGCTATCGTGGATGCTTCGGCTGAATACACGATCAACACCTTGTCGGACCTCGTGTCGGTTGCTAACAACCCCATGTGGGAAGGTATCGTGTCTTCGGGCATCGCTACTGGTATGCGCTTCGTCAAGAACGTGTACGGCTTCGATGTGTATACCTCGAACTACTTGGCTACTGCCACTGACAGCGCGTTGGCAAACAAGGCTGCTTCGCCAGCTAACGTTGACTTCTCGACTAACAATGGCAAAGTTAACTTGTTCTTCTCGGCTGCAACTACCGCTGCTCCTTTCGTTGGTGCATGGCGTCAGATGCCTGAAGTCGATTACGAATACAGCAAAGACCAACAACGTCACGAGTATGTTACGACTGCTCGTTACGGCGTTAAGCTGTACCGTCCTGAGAACATGGTTCGTGTTATCACGAAAACCAACGTGTAAGGGAGGGATAGAAAATGTCTTACAATAACGCTGACGGCCTGTTGGTACTTTCGGGTGCTGATCAAGGTGCTGTTAACCAAACTGGTTCCGCTGAATACGGTCCAAAGTTCTTGGTTATCAACATCCCTGCTGCTACTTCTATTGGCTCGGCTACTGTTGCTCCTGCGGCTAATGATGCTTTCATTCCCGCTGGTGCTTACATTACCAAAGCTAGCCTGATTGTCACCACTGGCTTCACTGGTACGTCTGCTGCCCTGAATATCGGTCTGCAAACTCTTGCTGGTTCGGCTATTGCTGCTCAAGGCATCACTGCTGCTACGGCTGTAACTGCTCTAGCAACCACTGGTAAAGCAGTTGCTTGTGCTGGTACGTATGTTGGCGGGACCACCACTGTTGGTTCGGCTAACGCCTACGTGTCGATTGACTATGATACCGCTGCCTTCACCGCTGGTGCTGGTAAGCTGGTTATCGAATACATCGGCTAACATGACAAAAGGGGTGGTGCTTCTAGTAGGTTCCACCCCTACATTTTCCCTCTTGACAAAACCTACAAACCTTGTATAATTGCATTATTGATTGCACCCCCGCCATGTATATACTAATAGGATACACAACTTATGGCTAACGTAAACCATAACACCCTCACAGATCCTTACATACATGAACCTAAGGGAGCATCTACTGCTGCTTCAGGAGCTATCTACATTGCTGATGGAGCAGGTAGCGGTACATGGAAGCAACTACACAACTACGTTAATGGTTATGTTGCCTTCGACTCTACCACCCCTGCTTACAGTCATTCTGTAACTACATCCTTTACAGTACTTAATCCTACCTTCGTTATTGGTCTGTCAGATGATTGGACAGGGTTGTTGTCTCCTAATGCTCGTCTTAGGTACAATGGTACAGTAACGACTACTGCTAAGGTTACCTTCACCATTAACTTCAAGAACAACTCAGGTTCTAGTAAGGATCTTGAGATGGCTATCTATAAGAATGGTACGTTGCTAGCTGGCGCTCAAGCTATCTCCACTGCTGTAACTGGTGAGTGGAAAGTCCATACGGTGACAGGTATGACTACCTTTGTCGCTAATGATTACTTCGAAGTATTCGTTAAAGGTTCTGCTGCCTTCACACTCCTCATTGCTACTGCAAGTCTCAATGTCGTAGGAGCGCCTACATAATGAAGACAACTCTCCTTGAGCTAGTTCAGTCTATCCTGAGTGACATGGACTCAGAGGCTGTTAACTCCATTAGTGATAGCGTAGAGGCTCAGCAAGTAGCCTCCGTTATCGAAGATACCTACTACAACATCATCTCTAACCGTGACATCCCTGAGCTTAAGCGTATCATTACTCTTACCTCCTTGTCGGATAGTACTCGTCCTACTCACTTCAAGTACCCTAAGAACGTGAAGCAGTTGGAAGAGATTCGCTACAACATTGCTTTGTCGGGTGGGGTTACATATGCTGTCGTTCCTTTCATTGATCCTCTTGAGTTCATTGCTCGTCAGTCAACGGATGAAGATGCTACGGCTATCATCCAAGTCCCTGACGTTGATACCTCTGCGGTCTTCCTAATCCGTAACGATGGTATGCCCAGCTACTACACTAGCTTCGACGATGAACACATTGTGTTTAACTCATATGATGCTGGTGTAGAGGCTATCATGCAAGCATCTAAGACTATGGCCTACGGTACGGTATACCCTACCTTCTCCATTACAGATGCCTTTGAACCTCACCTTGACGACAACATGATGCCTTACCTGTTGGCTGAAAGTAAGTCTGTCTGCTTCTCGTTGTTCAAGAGTGGTAGCGACCCTAAGGTGGAGCAAGCTGCTCGTCGTCTGAAGTCCTACGTACAGAATGATATGTTCCGTACTAAGCAAGCTAACAAACGTCCACACTACGGAAGGTAACCCCTTTGGAATTCATTGAAGATCCATCAAATCTAACCTGCATTTGTAAGTCTGATAAGTCTGTCGTTCCCCTCACTATCCAGAAGTCTCGTGATGGCTTCATCTTCTTTGAAGTAGTTACATCAGTAGGCTCCTTACCTGAAGAGCTTAAAGGTAGGTACTCGAATATGCCTAGTGCTAAAGCTGCTGTCGCTCAGTACTTCAGGACTAAGAAGGAAACACCTACTGCTCGTCGTGAGAACTTCGGTAGAGAATTTGATGCACGTAAGAAGGTAAAAGATGCCGCAAAGCTTGACCCAGAAGACGATCAACACCTTCGTGAAGGGCTTGGTAACTGAAGCTGGTGAGCTTACGTTTCCCCCTGATGCTTCTGTTGACGAGCTTAATTGTGACCTTCGCCGTGATGGATCTCGTCGTCGTCGTAAGTCTGTTGCAGTCGAAGATAGCAGTACTCTCTCATCTTTTACAGTAGCTACTACTGACCTTGTACATACAGATAAGTGGATCAACGTAGGAGGCCAGGCAGGTCTTGAATTCCTAGTTATCCAAACTGGTGCTACCCTACGGTTCTACAACAAAGCTGCTCCTCCCTACTCTGGAAGTGAACTTGCTCATACAGTTAACCTAGCTACCTATGAAGTAGCAGGTAGTGTAGGTGCGGCTAACGTAAGGTGTCAGTTTGCTTCCCTCAAGGGTGTCCTTGTCGTAGCCTCTCCCGCTATCAACACGATCTACATTGAACGTGACAACGTAGCTGAGACAGTGGCTGTCACTACCATTGCCTTCAAGGTACGTGACTTTGATTGGCTTGGTCCTAAGGCTGAGTACACCTCAGACAAGGCCACAGGAAGCACTACAACCCCTCGTAAGTACGACACAGCTAACGCTGGCTGGGAAGGTACGTATGGCGGTGCAGCCCTCACTGCGTACATCTCTGCACAGGCTGCTTACCCAGCTATTACTCTGCCTTGGTATTCGGGTAAGGATAGCAGCGGTAACTTCTCGGTTACTGAGTGGCGTAAGATCTTCTCAGGTACATCGCTATCAGGTAATGGTCACTTCATCCTAGACTTCTTCTCTAAGGATAGGACCACTGCTTCTGGTATCGCTGGCATCACTACAGAAGTAGAAGCTACCCGCTTCAAGTCTGTCGCTACTTTTGCTGGTCGTGTCTTCTATGCGGGTCTGGAAAGCTCTAAGAACTCAGGTACTATTCTCTTCTCCCGTTTGATTGAGAATACTACTGACCTTGGTAACTGCTACCAGATCAATGACCCTACGTCAGAAGATATCAGTGACTTGCTGGATACTGATGGTGGCTCTATCATTATCCCAGATGCAGTGAACATTAAGTACCTGTATGCTTTTGGATCTAACCTCTACATCTTTGCTGACAACGGTGTGTGGTCGATCAATGGTGTCGATAACGTATTCCGTGCAACTGAATACTCTATCCGCCTTATCACCAGTGTAGGTATCCTTACCGCTGAGTCCTTTGTTGAAGCAGAGGGCATTCCCTTTTGGTGGTCCAAGTATGGTATCCATGCTATGACCTTTGACCAATCAACTGGTCTTCCTCAGGAACAAAACATTGGTATCTCTGTCATTCAGAGTTTCTGGGATAACATCAGTCAAGTAGCCAAGCTTCAAGTTAATGCTATCTATGATAGGATCAACAAGAAGATCTACTGGGCCTACCCAAACACTGATGAGCCTAAGACTAACAAGTTCAACAACTTCCTCATCCTTGATACAGTTCTCCAAGCCTTCTACCCTTGGAAGATCTCTGATGAAACGACAAACACTGACTACGTAGTAGGCTTTGACTTCTACACTGGCTTTGGTTCTGATCAACTTGTTCTTGATGTGATATCAGGTGCAGATGATGTGTTCTCTAATGGCGATGATGTCGTTAGTACACAGTACACAGACTACAGCACAGGTGATCCAGCTATTGTCCTTCTCCTCAGGGATGGTGCTACTGGTAAACTGACTATGGGTTCCTTTGGTGGCAGTGACTACCTTGATTGGGGAACTACAAACTACTCATCCTTTGCAGAAGCTGGCTATGACTTCAAGGGTGATCTGTTTACCCAGAAGACATCTCCGTACATCATTACGTACATGAGAACTACTGAAGAGGGTTGGACAGGTAACGAGTCAACAGGATACAACCCCATCCATCCTTCGTCGTTGTTTGTATCGTCCTACTGGGACTTCAAGGATACCCCTTCGTCTGTCGCCCAGCAAGCATACCGCTTCAAGACTATGCCTATCGTAGGTGACCTTAACTCTTGGGTGTATCCTACATCTGTCATCTCGACAAAGCTTAAGCTACGTGGTAAGGGTAGGTCAGCCCGTCTACGCTTTGAAAGTGAACAAGGCAAAGACTTCATCCTACTTGGCTATGGAGTAATTGATGCAAGAAACCAACGGTTTTAAGATTGCAAGAGCAGAAGAGAGAGACATACTTGATCTCTCCATTCTAAGTAAGCAGTTCTTCAAAGAAGCCAAAAAGAGTGGTTACAATCTATCTTTCAAACAAGATAAGTTTGCTCAGAGTTTTCTAAGCATAGTAAACAACCCTTCTTACTACTATCTTATTGCTACTAAAGAAGACGAGGCAATAGGTTTTTTTCTAGGTGGCATCTTAAGCCCACCTTTCTCTGATGATGTTCTTGCTGTTGAAATGTTTTGGTGGGTTGCTGAAGAGTTCAGAGGCCAAAACGTAGCTATCCCTATGCTAAAGATGTTTGAAGCATGGGCTAAGGAATCTGGAGCCACACAAGTTAACGTGTCTGATCTACAGAATGTTAAAAACTTAGATAACTTATACAAAAGACTTGGTTACTCTAGGTCAGAAGTTACATATAGGAAGGATCTACAATGATCGGCACAGCTTTAGCTATGACTATCTCAGCTATTGGTTCTGTTGCAACAGTAGCAGCGGGGGCAGCTTCTGTAAAAGCTACTCAGCAGTCAATTAAAGCCCAGACTAACGCATCGAATGCAGCCCAGAAACAGCAAGAGGTTCAGTCTTCTGCTTCTCGTAGGGCAGCTATCCGTGAGATGCAGATCAAACGTGCCCAGACAGTAGCTAGTGCCCAAGCAGCAGGTGTTGTAGGTGGGTCAGGTGTTTCGGGTGGTCTATCCTCCTTGGGTTCTCAAGTAGGTTCTAACTTGGGTTACTCAAGCCAGATGTCAGGTCTGTCTAGAGAGATTTCTATGTACAATATGCAAGCTCAGAAGTACTCGGATATTGCTGGTTTTGCTGGAACAGTCTTCCAAGGTCTTGGTGGCTTTGGTCAACTATCTAATGTGTTCAAACCAAAACAGTAAGGGCTTAGTCTAGCATGGCATCTTTAATTGGTGAGCTTGTCCAACAAGCAGCGATATTGGGTGATGAGCCTAACAACCCTCTAGTCAATAAAGAGAAGGATACGTCAGCAGGTGTTGCACGTAGGGATATGTCTGTTCTAGGCGCTACTGGTAAGCTTCCAGAAGAACTTCCTAACGTCTCTGCTGAAGTATCTGACCGTGCTACTAAGGCTGTTCAGAAAGACATCCAGTACAACCAAGACAACCAAGTGGATGTCACTGTCGCTGCTGAACAACTACAAGATCAGTCCACTAAGTCTACAGAACTTCAAAGCATTAGCGACTACTTCGATAACTCCTTCCATGCTATGGACAACCCTACTCTTAACGCTGCTCAGAACAGGGCACAGATCAAGTACCAACTTACCGTAGAAGCCCTACAGAATAGCTTGCAAGACAAGGAAGCTTCCACTACCGCAGGTGCTGTAGCTAACTGGGTTGACCGTTACATCATCCGTCAATTCCCTATCGGTTCCTTCGAAGACATGACACTGAAGAGTAAGAATGTGTCAGATGAGTTTGCTCGTGCAATCTCTGGTAGCATGAGTGTCGATGAGTACAAAGTATTCCTAGATACTAAGATTGCTGAGTACTCTGAACAGGGTATCTTCGTTAAGGATAACCCTCAAGCTATCTCAGAACTGCTAGATATTTCTACTCGCTTCGGTAACACAGATGAAGCCTTCGTTAATGCTATCCTTGGTGCAGCAGACTTTGTTCCTGTAGTTGCAGGGGTAGCTAAGGTTGGTCGTAAAGCAGTTGGTACTGCTATTGACGTAGCGACTGAAACTGGTAAAGCAATAAATCTTGTACGGTCCTTAGATGACATTGCTAAGTCTCCTACCCCCTCTACACGAGCAGGTGCTATCAACGGTCCTGATGCTGCTACCAGTGTAGCTGAGAACATTGCTCGTCGCACAGATGAGCCTGAGAACCTCGCTAATATGGGTCCACGTATTACTGACCCTATTGGCGACAAAGCACCTGTACGTCCTCTAGGTACGGCAGCTATGTCTAACCAGACAGCTACAGAAGTAACCAACGAAGTGTTCAACTATATGCAACGCCAAGGTGGTCAGATCGTAGACAAGACTAGGCTTGCTGAATACATCTCAGATCGTATTGTCTCTGTTGGTAAAGTTCTTAACAAAGGCTACATTGACCACAGTGTAGACTATGACCGTGGTATTCTTACAGCAGTGTTTGGTGATCCCCGTACAGGTAAGTCTTTGACTAAAGCTTCTGCTATGAAGTACGCAGCTAAAGCACCTGAGGCACGGGCTGTACCCCTTAGCTCTGATGGCAAGGCTTGGGCTATCCGCTTTGATGAACCAGTTGATCTTGAAGAGTACATTGGCTCTAGCTCCTTGAATGACCTTACCCATGTTGAAGGTGTCACAGCAAACCTACTGTCTAAAATCTTTGGTAACTCATTCACTGGTGGCTCACACCTACGTGACTCTGCACGTAGCACTAACCTAGCCTTCAGGGCTGAGGGTGCTGCTGTACGCATTAAGCAAATACAAACGCCTATCATTAATGAAATTGGGCAGATGTCTTCTAAGGACTTTGAGAAGACA